TGTTCGAAGAGGTCACCCTCGGCATAGATGAAGGCGAAAAAATCGGCTTCATAGGCAGAAACGGATGCGGGAAATCCACCTTTCTCAGGCTTCTCAAGGGGGAAACCGAGCCGGATTCCGGGACCATATCGCGCAACAAAGACCTCGTCATAGGAAGTCTCGAACAGAGGGTAAACCTGAAGCCGGAGACAAGCCTCAGGGACTACCTCTTCGAGAGCGGAGACCCGGCTGTACTCCTCGCTAAGGAGTACCATGAGACGCTGATCAATCTTCACGAAAGAAAAGAGTATCAGGATAAGATAACGGAACTCGAGGCAAGGATGGAACGGGAAAACGGATTCGCGGTCGAGCATGCCTATCGTTCATTCTGCACTGAACTCGGGCTTCCGGCCGAGGATACGCCTATGGAGAATCTTTCGGGTGGAATGATGAGGAAGGCTTCCATCGCCCGCTGCCTCGCGATGGGAGCGAACCTTCTCATTCTCGACGAACCTACGAACCACGTGGACCTCGACACGGTCCTCTGGCTCGAAGAGAAGCTGAAGAAAACACGTCAGGCCTTCATCCTCGTCACCCACGACAGGGCATTCCTCGATGCCGTCTGTACGCGGATCATGGAGATTGTGAGTAATCATAGAATTTGATAAAAGTGTTACATTGGTGCTTTATTCAACTAATCTATATATTATAATCAATTACATCTTTGTTTATCTCGTTTTTGAATGGGGAATAAATAATGCATGAAAGCCGTTCAAAGACCGTAAAAACACTGTTTTTATCCCTTTTTTACCTGAATCTGTTACCTTTTTGTTACATATAACCAAGCAGCAAAAGCAGGGCTATTTATTTGGCTTGACATTTTGAATGGTTTGATCGATACTAATAGTGGCGGTGTGTGGTAGTAATACCGCATACGGCCGGCTGGGCCCCTCGTAAGAGGGGTCGTATTTATTTTCGGCTTTTAATTTTGATATATCCCAGTAGTAATATTTTTTACTTTTCGTGAAATAACAAATACAGAGCCCGCTTGAGTCACTCATCGATTTAATTTCTCCCTTTATTTCGTCTCGTACACTTTTCACGGAGAACGCCTGATCAATTTTTATGAATACTGTATTTCCTTGTTTTCGTGATTCTCGAAAACGTTCACCGACTCGTTTTAGTTTTCCTTCTATTTGTTTTAAGTCAGCAAACCTACCATCTATTACAGTATCTACGTTTTTTACACCCGGCCTTCTATCCGGAATTAAATAAACCTCATGATTTTTTTCTGAAAGTAGCGCTGCCATGGCTTTCTCTTTTTCTATTATTTTCATTTCGTTTGAACTTCTGGGTTGTCGTTCTTCCGCTATGTAGTATCCTGTTTTCTTCCCTGTTTTTACGAATGAATACTTATGGGTTTTGATTATGTTTTGCACCTTGAATACATCATCAAGACCTAATTTTTTCCCGAACTCTACGATGTCTTGGTCTACCCCATAGTGATATGCCCGTTGTGCCATGTTGTCCGGCATTTTCCAGAATGTACCTTCTTCGAGTGGATTACTTCCAAACCCTTCTTGTGGCTTAAACATCTTCCGAAGCTTTTTCATCGGAACATTTTCAATATGCACAATCCGACCGATTTCGCTCTTGTCAATTCCCCGGACTGTTGTTCTGCATTGAAAGTGAAACGGCGGCCAGTAACTTTTCCAAAAGCTGTGACTGTATGGTAGAACGAGTCCTATCAAAGGCTTGCAGATTGGTGACGTCCTTTCATCGTCCAGAACAATAAGCGCTATTGAATCTGGAGGATTTTTTCTGAACTCTAACAAACGTCCCGCGTTGTAGCACGTTTGAGTATTTGTTCTGAAAACATTTTCCCAGTAACCCGGTTCTATATTACTTCCGTCTTCTTCAGCAATCGCCTTGATATCTTTCCAACTTTCGGCGAATCCTTCACCTTTCTCCATGGCGGTGATGAGTCTTCCGCGTGCAGCTTCGATAAAATCACATTGAGCGAGTTTTGCCATCGTGAATGCCCTGAAGCGTAATTTTGGTTCAAAATCTTTCCATTCCTTTTTTTGAAAACTTATCCTGCTTTTTAAGAAACTTACCGCATCATCAAAGGGAAGGGTGTGCATTGATACAGATTCATCATCATCGGCTAACGAAAGATTTGATGATGTGTGATCCATTCCTAGAAAAAAAGCCGATGAAAGTAATTGCTCAATGATACGAACGTCTGCTTGATTAAATTGAGGAATATAGCGCTTCTCAATTACTTTTCTGGTGGGAGCTTTGCCGTCCGGGGACAAGCTATTAATCCAGGTCTTAACGGACTCGGAGATTGTCTTGTTGAGCTTTTCCCGGGCAGCTTCTATGAGGCTGTCGAGTTCTTCAGCCTTCTTTTTTTCATCTGCTAATAGATCTTCAGTTGTTTCCGGACTTTTTTTTTATTCGTATCAGCCAGTGTTATCGGAGTTCCTTTAAAACCAACAAGAGGTTTAAAGATTGCGTCTATCTCTGTACTTTTTACCAAAGGGAACGCAGCCGATGCAATCGCCCGAGCTGAATCAAGAGGAAGTTCTCCTCTTGAAACCTGTGCAGCAAGATCGACCAGAGAAGATACCTGTGCCCCATTCAGAGCTGTGGCTTGAATATCTGTAGTTGGCTGGATGCTTTCTGAAGGAGAAATGAGATTCGCTTGTTTTTCTTTCATAAACAAATCATTCTCGTTTTTGGGCTCAGGCAGGCCATAACGAGAGTAAAGCTTCTCTTTTGATATGGGGATATCTGCATCTACGGCTTTTATTATTTCCTCGAAAGTAGCATATGATTTCAGATCAAACTCTCCCTTTGGAGAAGGAATTCCTTTCCCAAAGTTCAGCTCCACCATCCAGTCGATGAGCTGTTGTAGCGTACCCATCAGGGCCTTTGCGTCTCCATGGCACACGCGGACCAGATTCTCGTCGTGAACTGTTGCCTGAGCCCTGGTCCCGTATGTTCCCTCTTGGGTTGAAAGGCTTTGCGTCGTTAAAGCAAAAGAGATTTCCTGATTGCAGGTCTCTATCAGTACTTTATGATCAGAAAGCACCCCGGACATTTCAAGCGGGATCACCTCCTTTACATTCGAGAGAGCCACACCCGAACCGTTTTCAATCTGTTCAAGCGTCTCGGAAATGATCTGTGCCGATTTTTTCGCGTCAGTATCATTCTTTGCCTCAAACAAGGCTATGATAGAAGGAACCCCACATTTCTTTGCTGCTTCGAGCCAAAACTCCCATCCAAACTGTTTGAACTTCCAGGGCCAATAGCACATGACCATGTCCGACGTGCCGTAGGGATCTTCAGCTCGTGGATTATTTCGGTAAATAAGGAATTTGTAATTATCAATCAGTGGTTTATTCTCTGATATAAGAATAGGAGTCCAGATTGATCTCCTTCCTCCGTTCATAATTGCATAGTCTATTCGAAATTGAATTTGTTCCGGTCTCTTGTTGCGCAAGGAATCCGGGATATAATACCCTCCAATCTGTTTCCATAAAACCTCAGAAAATGAGAAACCATTTTCAATGGCCGAAAGAAACTCCTTGATATCAGTTTCCCAGTTTAATGAAGAGAAAAGGTTGTCCTTTACGAACTGAAAAACATTGTCTGGCGATTTTCCTTGATTGAGAATATAGGGAAAAGAGGAGACAATGTCTTTGCGAATACGGAGGTGAGATCCTATCTTTGCATCCGTGAGCATATCCTCTACTGTTGCGTAAAAGCTTCCCTTGTCATTCATCAACAGTGATGGTTTTGGGAGAAAGTTGATTACAGACCAGAATTGGCTTGGATCGATTATTTCCATCGCGAGATTGTTAGTAGCCATGCTTAAACCTCTTCAACATTGCTGATAGTTTTGATGTACGTCCAAGAGTGAAACCGGCAGGAGTCGCTTCAGATCTATCGTTCTGTGCTTCCTCGAAGGCGTACCATAGGGCGTCGGCCTCGTCATCGTAGGCCGACTTCGGACCGTCCGGAGTGAACATCGAGAGTTGCTCCATGAGCTCTTTCTGGTCCTCGCGGAATCTGATGAAGCCCGCCTCTATCAGGGGTGCCATCTTTTTCACTCGCTGCACCTTCGACAGGCCCCCCGTCTTCCGGCCGACGATCGGTATCCAGACCTTCCGGGCCGCGGCTTTCTCCATGAGGTTTGTCTTGTAGATGCCTTGGAAGGCGACGTCCTCGAAGCCGATTGAGGCGTGTTTCCAGACAAGAAAGGTGTCGATGATCTTCTCGAGGAAGGGAGCCTCGGCCAGACGTTCGCCCCAGGAATCACCGACGTAGAGGACTCCGTCGTTGCCGTCGACAAGAGTGTCGAATGCGCACTTGTCGTGTGCTCCAGTCGCAGGGTCGATTCCGCCGAAGCGGCGCTTGCCCTCGAAGGAGACGCTTGACAGGCTGTAGGTGTGGAATTTCTTGATGATTGCGTCCTCGCTGGAGAGGGGCTCGTTCATCATTTCCGTCGACCAGGCTGCCGATCCGAGCTCGTCCTCCTTCTTCCGGAGCTTCTCCTCGGTCCAGTACGAAGGCCACAGCGATTCACCAGAAGGCGTGCGGGCGGCGAATCGGAAGCCGACCCAGCCCTTGAGCTGCCCGTCGGTGAGTTCTTTCAGGAGGCGACAGACGATGTCGTCCTCGTGAAAGATCGTGTTGATGAGGACGGGGAAGATGTCCTTGCCGAGGGGCAGGACGACTCGCTTGAACCAGCGGTATATCCGGTCGCGGCCTTTCTTCGAGGCGGCGACGAGGTCAGTCATGATGTCGTCGCAGATGGCAATATCCGGGCGGTCCGGGCCGTTTTTGATTCCTCGCGTCGAGGCTCCTGCTCCTCGGGCTGCGATCGCGAGCCCGTTCGACAGGACGATCTTGTTGGCCTTCCATATCTTCCCTTTCATCTCACCGAAGTCGTCAGCGATACGCTCGTTCTGCTCGAACTCGTCCTTGATGGACTGAAGCGCGTCGTTCGCCATGGCCTGGGAACCGCCGAAGATGATCGGGAAGCGGCGCTTTCGGTATAGCACGAGCCAGATCGGGAAAGCGAGGGAGTAACGCGTTGACTTGGAGAAGCCACGCGGCTCGACGTCGATGATGCCGGCGATCTTTTCGGTCGCTGGCATATACGCGTGATACTTCTCTTTGATGAGGGACTTAAGCCTGGTCACCTGATCAAGGTCGAGGGAACCGGTGGATGTTATGTCCATGAGGATGCGGTGATATATAGCCGGGTCCGCTCCGAAGTAATGCGGCAGATAAGTTTGACAGAAGAGAAAAAAATCATGCTCACACGAGTCTCGGCGCTTCTTGCTTGCGGCCTGGCGGGAAGCCTCTCCCTTAGTGCCAATGATATCAGAGACGATGGATCCGCTCATACCGCTGGTGCCTCGATGCCGCCCACGAGCATGGTCATCCGTTCAAGTATATCCGGATGATTTTGGAGCTCTTGTTTGAGAGCGTCGATAACAGCCTTCTTCGCTGCCTCAAACCCGCTCTGGTATTTAAGACGGAGAGACGCGACTCGGGTTTGCGCGGTCGCCATGCGACCAATCGCGAGCGCAGCTTCTCCAGGATCGGCAAATTCGATAGCCTCTATGCCTTGGACTTCGCGGTAAAGAAGTCCTGTGAACTTGGCAATAACCGCCTCGGCGATGTCCGTGTTCGGACTCGACTTGTAGGCGTCGAGCAGAACGCGGGCTTCTTCAGATACCGCTTTCAGATCCCCTGCTTGTTCCTTCGCACTCTTGTAGGCTCGACGAATAGCCTCTCGGCTAATGTCTATCCCTTCGGATCGCAACGCGTCGGCAATTTGGATGTGAGTCATTTTATCCTCGTCGTGCATGGAGATGATACGCTCGATGAGGTCGTTCAGGTCCGCTTTCGATCGTCTTCCCACGTCAGACCTCCTCAGGTACGATCGTCACTCCGGGGTCTTTTGTGGTACCATCGCAGAGGTCAATACCGACCGCGTTTATCGTATAGGTCGCGAGGGTCTCAAGCTTCCTCGCCGGGTGGGGAACTTCTCTCTTGTTCACGTATCCCTTTGAGACGAGGTATTCCAAGGCGTCGACGATAACGGCAGACCGGTAGTATTCGTAATAGATCCCGACAACGGTAAGCCGGTCTGTCCCCTGGGGGAAAAGATCGCGAAGAAACATGAGTATTTTTCCCCGGAGAACATTGTCCTTAACTGCCATTTTGTACTCCCTTTAATACGGTATTTATGAGGTTCGTGTTGATCGTGCTGATCTCTTCCCTCACCCCTCGGAGCTCTGCTCCGAGGTCGCTTCGCATCTGGTTCAAGTCCGTTCTCCACCCCCCGAGGTCCTTGTAATGATCCTTCCTTGGGAGGTAGTCACGCTGAATACCAGCTATTTGCGCGGCTTGTTCGGCAAACCGCACCTCAGTCGATGCAGAGAGATCCGCTATCGCCTTCTGCAGTTCTTTTGACCGGGCTGCGTCTCCCTCGCCATTCTTGTCGATCTTCTTTGAGAGCCACACGATGAGCCCGGCAATAACCAACAACACCGGAGCCGTTCCGTACTGCAACAGGCTCGATAGCAAAGCCCACATGCCGGTTACCTCGTAATCGCCCAGGAGGAAATCCCGCCGGAGATTCCACCAAGGAAAAAGCTTAAGACCGTGGCCCACCAGGGGACGGTTTTTTTCTTCTCTGTCTTTTGATTCTGCGCTGCCGCAGCTTGCCAGTAGGCTGCCTCAGGAGCGGCTTCAAACAGCCCTGCCTTGTATCCCTCAGCGTACGCCTCCCCTATGGCTATGGAGGCCTCCTCTTCAGCTGCCGTGAGGATCTCGATCACCAGGCTCCCCGGATAGGAGGCCTCCGGTTCGATCCCGTAGACGTTCTCGGTACTTTGCGCGGATACGATCGACGGCCTCGCGGTGATCATCAGCGTGAGGAGAGTCAGACACAAGATCGGAGGCTTCCGTTTTTTTGATTTCTCCTTGTTTTTGTTCATAAGCATCAAGGGCATGTTTATCTACCTCCGTCTTTTTCTTGGAGCTCCTCAAGACGATTGCCAGTATTCCCCCTACCGCCAACCCGGCGATCAACATAATCAATGCTTCCACGGCTTTCCCCCTTCCCCAAGAAAATCTTTTCGAGCCACAGGCTCACATCAACGGAGGCGAAGAACACTACCACAAAGCCTGCTACTTTCAATACTGCATCGATGGGCAGATCCGGGGCTATCGTCGCCTTCAGCACAAGCCCTGCGATAGATATCAGAGCACCCAGTATCTTTGCCCCCAGCGACAGAGGTTTTCCTTTCAATTCCATACATCCTCCCTAAAACTTCCCATCTCGATCGAATAGATGAGCCCATTTCACTGTGCTCCCATACACGCGGGTGAGATCAATGAAGTCCTGATAAGCAATAAAAACGTTGGCTCCGTTCGTATCCGTATAACCGGTGTTCCAATCACCCCAGGAATCACGGATCGTGATCCCGGTCACGGAAGAGAGATCAATTGCTCCGGGGTTTTCGGTAGCATCAAGGACATTCTGAGGAGTGATTGTCTCGAAACCGATCACTCCCACGACGTGACCGTCCGGAGTGAACTTCCCGCTTACAAGGGAGCCGCACCAATACCGTACCAGCCGGAAAAGAATCTCTCGCAGATCCACGCGCATCGAGAACATTGTAACTTTTCTCTTGCAGAGTTTTTCGTTTACGACCCATGCAAGAATGTCATGTACTTCGCGGGGAGGAAGGTGAGCCATGCGCGGGAACTCACGGGCGAGTTTTTCTTTCACGTCAGGCTCTTCTGTGAGTCTTCTGAGATGCTCCTCTGGCTGCATCCCGGCCGGACAGTCGAACGGGATCCGCGAGGCTGTGAGAATATTGATTTCACTGGTTACCTGACAGGTACTTGCCCGAGATACTGGATTGTTCCGCTGCGTGTAGTATTCGTTATCTCTCGCGATGTTTATGCTTCCCATATGGCTCTCCCTATCAAAAAAAAGGGTATAGAAAATAACGGTGATGTGCTAAAGAATAGATAAGAATGGAAAAGCCCCGGAGGACCCGGGGTTTTTGAGGGTAAGTATCTTAAAACGGAAGTTCGACTTCCTCAAAATTTAGTTCTTGCTGATTGATTCCGTCGTCAAATCCGCAGCCTATACATGCCATGCCAACCATACCGTAGTTGAAGGACAGGTACGGATTAACTGTGCATGGAAGCCCCGCAAGATCACACCACCCATCGTGAGAGAGATGAATGCATTTTCTGTCATCATGATAACATCCGCTGATGTCGCTCCACCCATCGACTTGATCTTTATCGCCATGTGCTATAGCAATACGTTTCCATTCAGCCCAGTTTGCCTTCCGCTCTTCTTCGGTCTTCTCCGTACTGTTATGGCCAAAGAGCTCCTCAAACGTCGATCGTAACGTCACCATGGTTTCTTTCTTATTTGTTGTTGAGTAAGGCTTCCGTAAGGGCGTTCTTCTGCCCTACGGGCCGGATCATGGCTGTCTTTGCCCACACGATTTTTCCGTTCTTCGCTTTAACCTTGCTGTTGTTCTCTCCGTATTCAATCATGACGCCTTCGCGAACGGACATTTTATAGCTTATTTGCAACTTCCCTTTAATCGTCCGTTGGGTTTCCCTACTAGTGATGTAGGAAACCTTATCTCCAGCCTGTATCATATAGATCCTCCACTAATAAAGCTGTCGTTCTAACTATGATTTAACCTTCAACGGCTTGTCCGTTGTCAGGTTGAAGCGGTTGTTCGGTGTCTTCGTCGGCGTTAAAACTCACTAATAAATCTAAGGCGCTGGCTATAGTTTCAACCGTAGTCTTATTTTTACCGTCCCTACAGACAGGACAACCCCACAAACCATCGTTAATCTTGAAGACAACCAGTGTATAATTGCCGCATCGCGGACACTTCATTGCAACCTCCTCGGGCTTGCCTGGAGTCAGGTTGAAGCAGTTGTTAGGTACTCCTTGGATCGATTTTACCTTTAGCGTATGCGCCTCCCTTTACAACCGCATAACCGCCATCTTTTTCAACTCGTTTTTGGCAATCAGGGCATACCGCACTTTGCCAAACCAATTCCCATTTTTCGGGGAGCCGATGATGATTGCTTTGCTTGAAGCAGAACTCGCAAACCCATTTCCACCAATGTTTCTTCATACTTTTCTCCCGTTCGATGTCGGCATAGGAGCTTGCGCTTATGCCTCGAGAATCGACCTAACTACAATTATTCCGGTCCGCCTAACTCCGGACGGACTCATCAGTTGAACAGATCGAGTTGTATTACAGATTTGATTTGCGGCTGCAATGCTTGATGAGATCGGATCTCAGAATATTCCATTCTCTCCCTTCTTTGTATGCCGGGAGCTGATTCTCGAGTATCATCCGATAGACTGTTATAGCGCTGACTGACAAGGCATTCGCCACATCCGTAATCGATAGGATTACCGGGAGCTTCTCCAGCTCCTGTCTCAATTCTTGACTTAGCATAGTGCCTCACTGCTAATCGATTAATCCGCCACTCACCGCGAATCTTCACGGCCTCTATTTGTCCCATATGCAGCAGATAATATATCCGGTTAATATTGAGCCCGAGTTCGTCTCCAGTCTGAGCGACGGTGATAAATATCAATTCCCCCTCCAACTGTCTGGATCAAGCCCGGCCTTCCAGCATATGTCACGCATTGCCAGGATGACGGCGGATGCTTTTTCTCTTCGCAACATTCTAATGTCATCTACTCTGCCGATTCTCTTGATCATCGCCTTCAAGCTCTTATCGTCTTTGATCCTGCTGCACAATTGCCAGAGTCCCTTGATGTAGTACTCCTGTTTTTGTGTGATAAAGCCTTCAACGTCAGGCACAGTTGCGGCTCGTTTCCTGCCAGGGGATTTGCTCAGTCGGGGAGAATAGGTAAAGCCAAGGTTTTTAAACGCAGCCATCACGTAATCGAATTGTTCGAGGGATGATAATTCCTTTGAGCTTGATACCCCGATGCCTGATAGGATACCTCGGTACCCTTCGTCATCAATGCCGGTTTTGTTCTTCGCTACGTGTATGATTCTGATCCAATCAGCTTTCATATTCCCCCTAAGAAGATCGCCCGAGACCGGACGTCCAGTACAGTCTCGGGATAAACCTTATGCCGATCGTTTGGCCAATTCCTGATTCACCAGCTCACGCTTGGTTTCCACGTAGAAATCCTCGCGGCTTTTCCTCGCGGCCTCGACCTGAGTCAAAGTCTCGTCGCTCAGGCTCAGCATGGCCTCTTTATCAGGTTCCACCCGTACCCGGACGTACGATTCAAGCCCGACTTGTTTAAGCAGGTCAGCGGTCGCTTTTGAGCAGGTGATAGAGTCCGGAGCTTTACGGAACCCCAGGGTACCGAAGGGCCGATCCAGAGACTTCTTGTCCTTGAATATCTCGCCCCTGAAATACGTGGCGAACGCTTTGAGCGTCTCGTGACAGCTCTTGTAACGGTCGCGTAAAGGCTTTCCCAGGGATGCCGCGTTCTCCTTGATCTTGGCTATCTCTTTGTCCGCCTTGTTGTCGATGGATTCAATAGACGCCTCAATCTCGCACATCTCCTTCAGGATGGCGTCCGCCTCCTCTAAGCTCTTGATGGTAGCCGCGTTACTCTTTGTCCTTGCCATATTCTTCTCCTCCTGCTCTCAGGCAGCATGTCCGCCGTCCGGCGGTTGATTCGATTGATTTAGTACCCTGTTCATCTCTATGAGATTCCTGCGTACGTCCTGCAAAATACCGACCTTTTCTTTTGTTGAGAACACTCCTGCATCCACTATCTGCATGGTTCTGTCCACAATTAACTTAAGACTTGCTTTCTGCTTTGACTCCCTGCTCATGCTGTTTCCTCCGATTCTTCACCCTCTCCAGCGGTGACGTTTATCAGCGGCCGCTTTATCCTTTTCGATGTGCTGCCCGTTTCCCGTTCGTACTGCTCGATAAGTGCGTAGTACTGTTCAAACAGTTCTTGCAACCCGTTATTCAGCTGTTCATAAGCGTCTTCACATCCACGTATCGGCTCGGCTGTTACGGTACATATCATGAGAGGATCCCGCATCTCTGGGGTCTTCATGAGAACCGTGCCCCCGCGTGCGAGGATCCGGTAGCGGTCAAGCGGTACGCTGGGAGCCTTGTCCCAAAGCGCCCGGCTCTCATCGGACAGGCTGCGTGATACCCCCCTCCGTGCTGCACCTGTCCCTGAGCTCGCCTTTTTGGGCAGCGCAGCCTTTGTTACCCCTGCCCCGTACGCGTCGGTAAGCATAAGGGGATCCTTTTTTTTCAACTGCTTCATAATGATCTTTTTGTTGAGCGCAACATTCATGTACCGCACAGCCGTGCGGTACGAGAAGGGAAAGTTCTCCTCGATCCACGGCTTAAGCTGTCCATGGTCAAGAGACTTCTTCGCGTCAAGCAGTTCCTCGCCGAGTTCTATAATGGTGAGTACGCTCGACTCGAATTGATCTGATAGCCTGCGGTAAATCTCCTTAATCTTATCTATCTTGCTCAACGTTATGTCGCCCATGGTCTACCCCTTTATCTTTCGTCCAGCTCGCTTAAACATCTCCTGGGTCGCGACATCAACGACCTCAAGGTCGGGCCTTTCGAGCTTATTTACGATCAGCGTCCGCTGTATGTTCTCGATCAGGTTCACGAGGACGCGATAGCTCCCGGCGGAGAACTTCGCGGCTTCCTTTGTTACGCCGGACTCGATGTCGGGCCAGAGCGTCTTCATGATTCTGGATGCGTCGGAATCCTTCATGCTGAGGGTCTGATAGAATATTCCAATACGGCTGGTGATCTGCTCATGGTCGTCCCTGATATTGTCTAACTGATACACAAGCCGGGATAGCCCGATGAGTACGAGGCCTGAATGTCCTTTATCCATGACCACGTGCCTGAGCATTTCCAATACTGCCCCTTTCAGGTAATCCGCCTGGTCCACAATGACCACGTAATCTCCTTCGATAAGCTCCATAGCTACCCGATAAGCGAGATCATTATCTGAACCCTGAGCGTTGATTCTGAGCTGCCCCGCGAGCTGCTGAAGAAGGATTTTCTTTGTTGTCTGACCGTTTACCAGGATGTAGATGCTGTTTGCTGGATTAGCCTCATTGTATTCCTCAGCGGCAACCGTCTTGCCCGTGCCAGCGTCCCCCACGATGAGTCCGATGAATTTACTCTCATGGGCGATAGCTATCACATTCCATATTCTGCTGTAGTTTTCTGTGCGCACAATCCCCGGTTTTTTAAGGATCCTCCGGTTCCGCTCGCGTTTCATGTAGCGTCGTACCGCATCCTCCACTTCTGACACAGTTCCTGGATACTTGTCATTCAGCCACATACTGATCGCGCTCGGAGCCTTCCCAATGTTTATAGATGCCTGGCGCTGGGATAGGTTTGTCTCTGAGAGGAACGCTTTGAACTCATCCTTTAACGTCCCGTTTGCCGTACTTATATCTGACATAGATCACTCCAATGAATCATCAAGGGATGACCGAAGCGTACGCTTGGCCTTTTTCTCAACAACAGTAAGCGCAGGTCGGCTGTCAGGGATTTCGAATGCCCCGTTCACCACCTGCTCAACCTTCAGGTTGTCAGGAGTATCAGGTTCTGAGTACATGCCCCGATGCGCTTGGGCGAAGTCAACCGCGCCTCTCCGACCCTCCGGGAGAATGGGGAGGGATTCGTTGAATTCTCTGATATCCTGCATGATCTTTTTACGCTCGGAGTTTACGCGCTCGTTGTCCTTGGCGAGGTCCCCGGTCTCGTAGAAGTAGTTTGCTTCGGCATAGGTAATGAACCGGCCGTCAAGATCAAAGATCATCGCTCGGTTCTGTTCGGCAAACGTCCGCTTCACTAATACCGATGTCCCGATATACCCCCTGAGCTCGTCTGCCCAGTACTCCATATTGTCAATCCGGATACCATCTTTTTGCACGACTCGCGCATCAGTCTTGGCGAACGCGATCTCAAGGTACTCAGGTGATACGGTTCGTTTGGTGCGCCAGTTCGCGAAGAACTCCTCGTTCGGAGTCCTGCCTTCCATGCCGTCTCCTCTGTGGTGATGAGTCGCGTTCCACTGCTCGATATACGCCTCCCACGCTGCCTTATAAGCCTCGTAGCTGACAACCACCTCTTTTTTCTCTTTGCCATTGAGCCTGCGGTAGTACAGCTGTGTCTCTTCGGGCCGCGCTACCGTATTACTCCCTACGTAGGACTCGAACTCTTTTGCGAAATCTCCCGCGTATGTCCCAAAGGCCCGCTCAACCGGCTTTGACTGCCCATGATACGGGAGGGCATAGATCACTCTGATGCCCAGGCCGGCGAGCACGCCCTGGATCTCAACCATCGCGGACTCGCTCATGCCGTTGTTCTCTATGGTTACCTCAACCGTTTTTCCCCTCAGGTAATGCCCGCGGTAGTCTTTCCCGTTGTCGATATGCAGCACCCTGGGGGACCCGTAACGGACCAGCATCATGTACAATGCTTCCGCTATCGACTGCGTTGACGGATACAGGCTGTGCGACCAGGAAAGGACTTTCCGCGACCGATGATCCTGAAAGATCGTAATCCACGGCCTGAATATCTGCCCGTCGCGCTCCACGAGGAAGTCCCAGTTGTGATGGTCGGAAACAACCATTTCCATGGGCTCGTAGAGCCGGTGATTCCCCTTGATGTATGGCAGGAATTTTGCTTTAAACTTTGTCTCACCGTCACGGTAGAAGCTCACAATGTACGGAGGCAGGCTCGCCAGATAGCGGGCTACCGTCTGCTCGCTCGCCTGAGTTCCATAGCACCGGTGCATCTCCCGTCGTACCTTGCCCGCTGTCCACTTGTTCGTCGTCAGATAAAACGCTCGCGCGACATCCTGCTCGAACGGGGTAAGCGCCTTGCTCCCTGATCCGGATCGCGCGGTACCCCACTTTGGGGTAACCGCGTCGACTCCTCCCTGCCGGAACGCTTTCGTCCATCGATACAGTGTCGGGGTTGAGATACTTTTTCCTATCAGCTGTCTGCACCCTGAGGCTACCTGTCCGTCGTTGTACAGAGATACGAACTCCTCGATCCTCATCCCGGCTTCCTCATAATCGGTCCAGGTCGCGACCAGCGCAGCAACGGCGAGTCCTGTCTTCCGATTCCGTTCAGGTGCCATCAATATGCTTTCTGGCTGCGGAAGCCGAGTCTCGGCCGCCCTGTTTGTCAGGAGCCCCAGCTGCATATCCTGCGGCAGGCTTTCAAGTTCCCATTGGAACCCTCCTGTCCCTTCGTGATACACTGCCCCCAGTTCCTTGGCCTTTCGGATCGCTTCCTTCCGGCTTGAGACCTGGAGGGCCTGCTGAATATCAGCGGTACTGATCAGTCTCATGCCTGCGATCCTCCTGATCTTTCCCCCTGGGGATCCGGAGGCGGACTGCTGAACAGTTTTTCTATCCGGTCCAGCCTGTCCCATTCGGCCGCTATGAGCGCCCCCGCCTTCTCCAGTTCCCGCTTCCGGTTCTCAGGACTCGGCTTCCACCAGGACGAGTGAAACGGCCAAAATTGAATCCGATAATCGCTTATGTATGAGCCTATCTTGGGAGGAAACGCGTAGCATACGGCAGCGTTCGATAGTTCCTCGCCGCGCAACTGATCGTCATATTCCTCGGTCCATCCCTCTTTTTCTATCTGCCTGATCCGTTCCATTCGGATCGCATCGACTCCTGCGGTAGTAGTCATTCTGTCGCGTATTTTTTCAAACAGATCCTTGAGCCGGACGTTTTCCGCTCGCAATTCGTTCTGTTTTTTCTTCAACTCCTCAATAGTGTCTTCGAGTACCTTTTTCTGGCTCATCAGCAAATCGATTGCTTTCTTCTGATTCTCAATTTCGGTCTGCGCCGAGAGCCCGTTACGCGCGAGAGCCGCGCACAGCTTGTCAAGGTCCTGTATCAAGGAGTCAGTCCAGCTGAGGAGCATTTCCTTTTCCGCCTCAAGTTTGCGTGCGAACCTGAACATCTTAAGCGGTCGTTTCAGCATTGCGGTCCTCCTGTGCGTGAGCGGTAAAGTATTTTGACGCGTCTCGGTACGATGAAAACTGTGTCCTGCGGGTTTTTAGTTTAGCGGTCGGCCGAGATTCTTCGACGTAGTACTTATCCCCCTTGCCGAATATCCGCGTTCCTTGCGCGTCTTCAGCGATGAGATAATAACGCTCGGGTGTCAGTGTTGATGGTCTCATGCTCGCCCTCCCGCGTACGTTTTTTTGAGCTCTTCCCAGCGGCTCAATGCGCTCTCTTCTTTTTTAAACCGTTCTTCCTTGTAAACAGATCCGTTATCGAGATGGCGGATACTCCAACTCCACTGGCTCAAGCGGATCAGAACAGCTTCTGTAAGATGCCCGCCTTTGTTCTCGATCAGCCGGTCGGATATATTACCTTTCATTCCTCGGCCCTCCGGTTCCACGCGGAACACGCATCATCCTTGCTCTTGCCCGGGCCTATGGCTCCGCAGCCGACACACTCGACGTAGGGATATTCCCCATCCTCATCCTTAACAACAGC